GTGCCTGCGCCAGTGTTTGTACCGAACAGGTCTTCTTCAGCTTGATAACCTATTCCACTCAGCGCTCCCAAGCCTAACTCCATAGCATAAGCAGTCTGTGGATTCAAGCGGTAAGGGGCCAACATTGTTTCAGATACTCTTGTAAGCGTGCTGGGAGACTCTGCTAGACGAGTAAGGCTGGCCCCCGTCCGTGGGTCAAGCATATCGATATACTGGTTAGCACGAGGTATATCGTCTACTGTTCTACCTGTTGATTTTGCAAGTTGTTCTAGAGCTTCTGGACCCATGCGGGTCATTTGAGCGGCTCTGTTGGTAACCCCAGCAAAAGGGATAGCCATTGACCCAAACTCACCTGCGGTTCTGCCGTACTTACCCAGACCTTTGGTAGTGCCTATTTCTTGTCCTTGTCCGTAAGACAAAACGTAGGGGATGATTACTTTGGCTGACTCGTAGTCACCTGCATTTAGCAATCGCTCAATTACATCACGGTCAACTGTTCCAGGTTCCATGATTCCGGCGGCTTCTAATCCCCCAGAAATAGCATTGATAGCGGCATCTGGTAAAAAAGCAACAGCGGAGGCCACACCCATCAACGCGTCTTCTATGCCTGTAGCTCTCAAAGCCTGACCAACAGGTTCTACCACTGTACCAACAGCACGAGTAATCGGGCCAGCTTCATACCGCTCACCAGACATATCTGTTACGTTGCCCGTGAATCTTGCTGACTCAGGAGTGTACTGCATAGACATAGTTGTCGGTGCAGGTTTGGCTAAGAAGTCCTGTACGGCTTGTCTTTTTTCTTGTGGGATAGCAAACAGTTTGTCTTGTTCCTCGGGTAACATAGGAACATCTTGTGTGAAAGAACGACTGATCAGGTCATACTCTTCTTGAGTTGCGCCTCCTGGAAGAGTTTGGCCCTCAAACGCTACTTGAGCGTTGTCTTTTTCTGTTTCTGTTTGTAAACCGCCGCGAGGAACACCCATTATATTTTCCTATTTGAATCCACCGTCCGTGTACTGAAGCGTGATTTGGTCTATGTCCCTCAACCCCCTGTAAAGAGAGGCCGGAGCACCTGCCCTTTTAGCTTGACCAACGCTCATTTGGAAATAGGTCTCTTTTGGCAAGACGCCGCCGTTTTCTAGCATATCAACATAATCTACAAAATTACTGTTATATGGATAAGGGTCGGCTTCGTTACCTCTTGGTATAGGAGGCAGATATTGTATGTTTTGTTCGTTACCCAAAACCCCACGAGCCTCTGCCAGATCGTTGTAGCGATTTCTCAACAACTCTGAGAACTCCAGCATGGCGACTTCTGGGTTTGCAAAAAACTCATTTGGATTTACATTCAATCTCTCAATGATTTCCTGTTCCGCTACTGCATACCTGTCACTCAAAGCAGATGCCGCAATCAACGTACGAGAGAAACGGTTCATGACATCTCTGCCTCTCACCGTTTTACTAAAATCCACAAGACCTTGAGCTGATTCAGGCAACAAGGAACCAACATTGTTCATAGCAAATTGTTTGAGTGAATTATACGGACCAACAGCGTCACCCAGCAGATTCAAAATTTCTTGGCCCTCTGTCAGGGCTTGTATGTTTGTAGTAACTCTTCTATTGAAGTTTTCTACTTGTTGTGTAGTGAGGTCTTCATATCTTACACCTGTGTCTGGCAATGTTTGAACAAGCGGATTACCTTCCACTAACTTCTGATTGCCTTGGTCGTCAGTTCCATATTTTGGTGGAGTAAGAGCGTAAGCTAGTCCCCCAGTGGGTGTACCCTCAGGAGTTCTAGTTAAGATCCTCCTGCCTTGGTTGGCCCCCATCTTAGGAATCATGTAAACACGACCAACACCGTCTGGTCGAGTGATTTCTACTGCATCGCGCTCAGTGCCTACTAAGAACCCTTCTGGGGCAAGCCGTGCATCTGCTAAGTTGCCAGTGGGAGAAACAAAGAAGTTACCGCCCAAGAAGAAACCTGCCGCTTGTCTATAACCGATATCACTGTTTGTATCGGGTATAAGGAGATCTGTTCTTTGTGCGTCGCTAAAGTCTAAAGCTCCTGCCCCTGTGAGGGTCTTAATACTTGTTGCATCAAGTATCTTGGCATCTTTCGGCAACGCTTGCAGGCCGTCTGGGGTTACCCTTTTCAGGCCGTCTGCAGATCTTTGGGCAGTAAACACCTGTGCTTTGCCGTTTTCATCTGTATAGTACATAGAAACAGGAGGCAATCCTGCAAATTGGTTATTGGCAGACCAAGCCGCAAAATTGATGTCATTGAATTGCTTGGTGTTTGCTGTGTCCGTTCTCAAACCGGCTTCAAATGCTGTAGTCGCCATTTGTCTCATGGCGGCGTTATAGTCATTCAAGTCAGCTTCTGAAGCTGTTATCGCTTGTTGAGCTATAGTCAAATTTTGAGAATTCAACTCGTCTCGTTGTCTTTGCCCCTCTTGGAATGCAAACTGTTTGAGTGCTCTATCTTGTGCCGCTTTCTGGCTTTCTATAACACTGATGTCTCCTGCAAGTTGACTACCGCCAGCCGTGAGAGCTTGTAGCAAGGATCCTGGAGTATTAGCAATCACTCCTCCAGCTTTTGCAAGAGCAAGAGCGGCCTGTATATCCCTGTTTTGTGTATCGCCTGCGCCAAAGAATTGTTCTGCCTCTGCGAGTAATTCCTCGCGAGTTTTTGGTTTCCTTAAATACGGGTCAAGCATTGCACTGTACTGTTCTTGTAATGCTTCCGGTGTTCTTTTTTCAGGCAGATAAGGAGACAAGAACTGTTGGTACTCTTCCATATATTGACCTGCTACTGCTGGGTCAACCATGCGTGAATCAGGTGGAGTTACACCTTGCAAATAATCATAAGTAAACTGCGACCTGTCTAACTCTGGCAACGCCATGTAGTCTTCAGACAAAACGGGCGACATAGGCAACTCAGGTTGCCTGCGTTGCATGATGCCTTGAAAAGAGTTTGGGTCAACATCCACAGGCGACATCATTGGGTTTTGAAAACCAAACATCTCACCAAAACGAGGGCTACCCTGTTGTCTTCTAACAGGCTCTTCGCCTGCCATCATACGCATTACAGCTTCTTCCATTCCAGGAGCCTGCATTGACCCACGCATTTGCAGAGTCTCTTCTACTACACCTTCTTGTGGTTCAGCCTCATCTTCGCCAAACAAAGAAGCTAGACCTCCTTGCGGCATATCCCCTTGCAAGGTTTCCATTATTTGGAATGTCGGTTGCAGAATAGCTAATACAGATTCCGGCGTTTTGTTTGCGTCCTCTTTACCAACTAAGTCAGCTAGTTCTGAGTAACGTTGTTTCATTGACTTTTGATCACCACGCACTGTGTTGATCATTGACTCTATGTCTTCAGCCTCGTCAATTTCACCAAACATTTCTTGCAACCCACTAGCCGCAGACTCAAGACCTGACATTGCCATCATGCCTAGTTCGCCCTCTTGTTGATCTATGGGTGAACCTTGGGGCATGGGCATTGGTTGATCTACCAAGCCGCTGGTAATACCTGTGCCTACACTCGTCTGAGGAGCCGCCTGTGGCGCTCCAGCAAACATTGCTCGTTGGTATATAGGGTTGTTTACCATTAAATTATCCCTGCTCCACTAGCCGCTCTGCCTAACCCATACGCGGTTGTCGCTCCGCCTATTACTTGTGAACCAAGACTGGCTGTTGGTGAAGTCTGAGCGGTGATGGTGTTTTGAGTGCTCGGCGCACCACGCAAGATATCACTGTAGAAACCAAGACGTTGATAAGGCTCGTAAATGTCTTGCAACGCCGTTTGCCTTTGTGCATCAAGAATAGATTGATCAACACCACGCTGGTACTGACCAATGCCCATCAAGTTATTGATGTCTGCTGTTTGCATAGCTTGGCCTGTCTGGGCAAGGTTACCTTGCTGAGTACCCAATGCACCATATGCTTGACCAAGTGCTCCCATGCCACTAGCAACGCCTTGCTGTACGTCTGCTCCTGCTAGACCTAGCTGAGCGCCTTGAGCACCTATGTCGGAAAGTTGTCTTGCAAGAGCGCCTTGCATTTGTCCTTGTGACATACCCATCGATCCAATGTTTTGCGACCCAGACATTGCTTGTTGGGCGGCTTGCAATCCTAACGCCGCTCGAGCTTGAGCGGCATCAGCGGCCTGTTGTTCAGCAGACATACTCAAACGGCCTGACTCACTCAGCCCTTGTTGCCGCAAAGCGGCTGTATCAATACCGAGCCTTCCTGCCATTTCTTCCGTGCTGATACCCAGCTTAGCGGCATCGGATTCTAGTTGACCCATTAACTGTTGTGCTTGCATTTGACTACTTGTGCCAAGCTCTAAACCAGCTAAACCGAGTTGTCCGCTTTGTTGTGCGGCTCTCATTGCGGCATCTGTGCCTTGTAATCCTAGTTGTCCTCCTGCTTGCGCGGCTTGCAATGCAGTCCCTGCTCCCGCCTGACCAAGAGAACCTGTAAGTTGTGCGCCAGATTGTCTTCTAGCTTGCTGTGCTTCAAATGCTCTTTGCGCTTGTTCTTGAGCTTGGGAGTACCCTTGTGCTCTCAATTGCGCGGCGGCTCTGCCTTGTTGCTCTAGCAAGTTTCTGCCCCGTTCTGCCGCAAGTATGCCTTGGCGTGATCCACCAAACGCTCCTGCTTGTATTGCCGCCGCCGCTTCTTGTCTACCTGCAATATCACTTGCCCTTTGCAAGTCAGCCATTGTTTGATCAATGACTTGTTGCTCATAAGGACTCATAAAACTAGAAACGGAGCTAGGGTCGTACGCCCCCATTGAGTCTGCTAAAGTAGCAATCCCCATCTGGGCTGTTCCCAAACCAAAGTCTTTAGCTTGGCGCAGTCCTTGTTGGGCTTGCAGGGCTTGCCGCATAGATTCAGCCGCCGCACCTGTCATGCCTTGTTGAGCTGAACCTGTTTGCCCCATCGCTTGCTGTAAGGCAAAATCTCCTATGCCTTGCGCTCCAAGACCAATGTCAGCCATTCTTTGTTGGTTTTGTTGTGCAAGAGCTAGAGCGGCATCTCCTCTTTGGCCTGTCATTCCGGCTAGGTCGGAACCTAGACTACGCAACTCTGTACCTACGTCACCTGCAATACCACGGACGTTGCTCATTACCGCACCGAGGTCAGAAGAAGCAAGCTGTGCGGCTCTGTTGCCTGCATCTATGCCTCTTTGTATGCCTTGTTGACCTCTACGGGAGGCATCTGCAATAATGTTTGCAGAACCGACAGTGCCTTGAGCCGCCCCTTGCTGATACGGAGAGTAACTCCTAACAGCATTAGCCGCCTGTTGTGCCGCTTGTTGATAAGCATCCCCTGCTTGGCCTAATTGACCGATACCTGCTTGCAGTGTCTGTCCTGCTTGGCCTATCAAAGGTGCAAATGCCCCCACACCACTTTGTGCGAGGCTCATTGCTTGTGACTCTAAAGGGTTTTGCCCAGAGATTTGATATGCAGGAAGTCCGCCAACAGGAGGTGCGGCTACGAGATCTTTTGCAAGTTGCATCAAGCCTAACTTGTAGGCTTCTATTCCGGGAGCTTCCCGTGTTGTTACTTCAGTATATTCTGTCGCCATTAGGCCGCTCCATTCTCAAGGCTACGCATAAAATCATACATTTTTTGAGCGCCTTTTCTGCGGTCACCATTACCTGCGTTACGCACTGCTTGTGCAGTAAGCACAAACTCACCATCACTCAACAACGCAGGAATAGAATCACTGGTTCCTGTTCCAGGACCCACGATTTCGCCACCAGATTGAGCCCTTAGTGGCATGGTAGATCTAGACATGGGGCCAAGATAAGGGTTAACAAAATTATCAGCAGTATAAGCAGGTACAAAACTAGGATCTACTGGATTCATAGCCGCTACCTGTTCTTGCTGACCGAACCCTTGGTAGTAAGGGTTATCACCAAAAAACTTAGTTCTGTCAAAGCCATACTTTAGCGGATCTCTTTCTAAATAGTCGAACCCTGTTTCACGTGAAACGAGTCCTGGAGGGCCGATTTCTGGCTCACTAAAAATGTTAGTTCCTAACAAAGCGTCACTTGTTAAACCCGCGCCGACGGCTGTCCCTGCTAACGGCCCATATTTAGCAAGCAAAGTTGGCCCTGCTTTTTTAGTAGCAGAAGCCAAAGTGGATTGAAAAATTTGATCTTGTGCCGTTTGTGTTAATGGCTCAAGCCCCGCATTTGTGAGGGCTGTATTGGTCGCGGCAATTTCTGTAGCGGCATCTTGTGCCGCCTGTGTGGTCACTTCAGCCATGTTTGGTTGAATGGCTTCTCTGCTTGGGCTGAGATAATCACTGTAAAAATCAGTAATGCCGTAATTGTCTCCTGGAGTCACAGTTTGTTTTAACGCATCGGTCAAACTTGGTCGGACTGAAGGAGCAAGATTAGGAGCATCTGGCACAACAAGATTAGGAGCATCTGGCACAACATTGGTAGCTACCGTCTGGGCGTCTGGCGTCATGAGTTGTGCATCAACAGGGGCTACTGCCTCAGGGCCAGTTACAGGGATATCACCTAAAGCCTCTTGCGGCAAAGTGTTTAAGTATTGAGCTTGCGCCGCCGCCGTTCTATCCGCTACAGCCTGTTGAGCCGCACCAACCGCATCGGGGACCGCCGCTGTAAACGGGTTATCAAAACTAAAGGCTTCCCTCAAGCCTACGTCACCTAGTTGACCTCCTGCGGCGGCTTTACTGCCGAAGAAAGTCCCGCCGTCCCTAAACGCCATATTGCCAAGACCAGCAAGACCACCAGATATCACAGCACCTTTTAAAGAGTCTTTAAGACTTTGCCCCGATATTAAGCCTCCAGCTAAACTTCCTAAACCAGTTGCAAAAGCAATGGGCATAGCAGGCAATAAGAAAGGAGCAACAATAGGCAAGACAATAGGTGCAATCTTTTTAAGCACACTGCCTACTTTCTTGACTGCTTTCTTTATGCCTTTGAAAAGTTTTTTGAGGAAAAACTCAGGCTGACCCGTAACAGGGTTAATAGAATTGAGTTCGTTACCTACGATATACCGTTCTGGTTCTATCCCCATCTCTTGCATCTGGGAGAACAGCATACTTTTTAGTTTAGGATTAGCATCCAAAACTTCTAGGGGGACAACTGTTTCCCCCTCTGCGGCGTGAACAACGTATGTGTCCCCATACCTGCCAAAATCAGCCAACATATCAGCGGCATTTTTCATTTCAGGTATGCCATGCTGGTTATCCAGCATGGGTTGTTCTACGACTTCATAGCCTAAACCGGCGAGACCTTGCATATCCTCGTTCCTTTCAAAAAGCGTGAAATATGCAGGGTGCGTGACGTCCTGAATTAACGCTAGGCTCAATAATACGCTAGAGTTTTTGACTCAGCAACTTATACCACAAATCAAGGTGTGCTTACAGTCACTGCCCCTAACGCCATTGTGCCAGAAACCCCATTAGGATGGGGGGTGTTAGCTTTTGTAATTTTCAAAAAACCGTCTTGTTCGAACACATCTCCAGGAGCTAGTCCTGAATCATGAGTCTGCAAATCTGTCAGTGTGAGTTTTGTATACCTTGCATCTCCAGGATTTTGAACCTGTCGTATGAATAACTCAAACGAACGCTGTATGTCTGCTTGATGTTGTTGGTTGTATTGCGTAGGCGCATTGGGAAAAAACGGTCTTGTTAAACTACGGGAAGACATTATCTACTCCCATCTGGGCGAATATCAACTCGAGGTATTCCTAACCGCCATTGCGTCCCTACAGTATTTGATTCTACTTTCACAGCAAACGATCTGCCTCTTAAACGCACAAACGTTTGTTCTGTAAATTGCTCAACAGGGGTAGTGGCTGTTTGAGTCACAGTAGAATCATCCTCTTGTAAATACTGCCCTCCAGGAAAATTCCTTGCTTCTAAAGTAAACACCGCAGAAGGGTTACTCACAGTAGAGGCTGAAAACGTAAGATCTGGTATGAGCCTACTCAAGAAAACAAAATCGTTACCCGCCTCAATACTCAATTGACTACTTTCAATATAACTGGTGATTGCCACAGCGGGGTTTTGGCTACCGTCATCTAAACCATTCTCATGTAAATACAGGTAACCGTCTGTACCTGCGGCAATAGGAAACTGGTTTATTCCTTTATCTTGCCAAGCAGTTCTGGCTAACGTGCCTATACTCCATGTTTTCTCTGCATAGTTATAAATAACATACCTATCACACTCCCCTGAGGTTGAAGAGGGGTAAAACCACCAGACTTCAGAAAAAGAGCTGTTGACACAAGCAGTCACAATTTCTGCAGAATTAAAGTTAAAGTCATTGAAAACGTAAGACCTTACAGTGCAGGGTAACTTTTGGACTTGTCCGGTATACACATAAAAGTCCCCTTCTCCCATCCAGAACACATTATCATCTACTGCAACCGCCGCCATAGGGCCGACCAACGTAGAATTTTCAGTTAACTGGTTTATACCGAACGTGAAGGGGGGTCCAAGATACTGCATGGCATGGACAGAGGTGTCTGTGAAAATGAGGATCTGTTGTCTTGTTTCTATGGCTGTAAGTATTTCAGAACCAGAACCAAGCCTTAGACTACCTGCGGTGTTTGTTGCAGTAGACTGCCACTCGGTAAGGTTTTCCTGTGAACTAAACCGCACCAACAAAGGGTCTTGTGTGCCTATGTTATCTTCTGCGTCACACCCAAATACAATAACGTGTCTGTCTCTGTCACTAACTAATATTTGTTTTGCTATTGTCGGGGTGGTTGCATCCGCCCCAGCAACGTCGGACAAAGCTGTCGCTCTATTTGTGCCTAAAACATCTGTGTTGGTATCCCAATAATAAATACCTCCGTCTCGCACACAGAACAACAGATCTTCCCCGTAGTTATCCTGCCTCCAAATCCGCAACTGGTTGATAGCGGTGAACGGAACAGGCTCTCCCCAAGGTGAAGTACCCCATGTTCCTGCTCCCCATCCTGTACCAGCAACCACAACACCAAGACCGACATTTATCTGGTATTGAGCGGAAACAGATGCCCCTCCATTACCTGTGTCTGAGGCATTTGCGTTTACTTCTGTAGGGGATAACTGACCGTCTACAGTAATATCTGCAATACTTGTCCCCGCAGTTCTAGCAACAATATCGTAGGTGTTCCCAGTTATATTTGTGGCTTCGTATTCTTGGTTCAAGACCGCCGCAGTGATGTTGCCACCTAGACTGACCGCACTTGAAAAAGTAACAAAATCGCCTTCTGCACAACCATGACTTACATGGGTAACTGTTATTGAAGAAGAACCGTTAGTTGCGGCGAAAGTGATAGAACCTGATGGCGTAGTTCTGAGCGGTGTAATGTCCCAAAAATAACCACCTTGGTCTATGTAGAATTTAGAGCGCGTACCCACACCCGTCAATAGCGTACCAGAAAGATTAACCCAGCTATGAAGAGAACGACACGCGCCTAAAAAACTATAAGCAGATTTTTTTACCCACCCGCCGATTTTTTGCGGAAACCCCAAATGAAATCTTGTTTTATCAGAGTCAAACCAACCGCCTTCATTACTAAATGAAGTATTGTCCCTGTTGATCCCAGGTCTAAAAGATAGTTTAGTAAGAGGCACAAATATCTCCTAAACAACGTTAAGCATTTAGAGCTTCCATCTTAGCCCAGATTTCATTTGCGGTTGCCGTAGGGTCAAAAGGTATCCACACGCCAGAATTTGGTATTGTTTCAGTAGGGGCCTCTTCCCATTCGCCCCAATCTTCTCCATTAGTTTGTAAGTAATTCTGCAAATCAACTTTTGCAGCAAAAACAGAAAAATCACCGCTGGCGTTGTCTTTGGAGATACCTACATAATAAAAATCTTGTGGTGAAGGGTCACCTGAAGGAACGGCACAGGTTCCTATAACCTGATTCTCTCCCGTGTATAAAAACTCAGGCTGTTCCCCGCCTGCGTTCAAAGTGTACTTTATTACTTGATGCGGCATTTTGCACCTCGTGCTGGTAAGCGTATTGTCCTGTGAATAAATATGCCCCCATATGCCCTAGTTGACACCACGGGGCGAGCCAAACTTCTCCACCCAACTCTCTATACGAATGACAGAAACTATAGTCTTCAGATAATAGTTGATTATCTACATTTATTACTTTAAAAAAATCATATGTTTTATCTGGTTTTGCAACAGTCCCTGACCACTGCCGTTCTACATACCAACCAACATGAGGTTTTAACTTTTCAAAAACGGCTCTTTTTATGAGCATAAAACCAGTGCCGATATGTTTAACTTGGAACGGCTCATTTGGGTCTTGCATAGAATGGCCTTCCAGTTCATTAACATTAAATATGCCTGTTAGTTTACTAAGATCCGGATGATTACGAATTGCTCCTTCTTTTATGTCGGACCAATTGATTCCTTTCATTGGTACAGCCCCACCTATGAGGTCTTTACCAGTTTTAATCATTTTAGCAATATCGTTCGGATTAAATTTTTGGTCTGCATCTATAAACATAAGATAGTCTGCATCTGTGTCCAAAAAAATTTTCGCAATTTTGTTTCTGGCTCTTTGCACTAGGCTCTCGTTTCCAACAAAGACATTCGTTAATTTTATGCTATTAACCAAACACGCTTCTTGAAAATTAAGTATAGATTCCGTGTATTCTGAGCAACACACCCCTCCATACATAGGAGTACCGACGACTATATGCATTAGCCAGCCTCTTTAAGTATTTCGTCTGGAACGTAGTTAACTAGGCTTTGTTCATCTAGCAAAGAAAACCCTCTTCTTTCTGCAAAAATTCTAGGATTGTCTGCCCACTTTTCTGTCAAAGCCTCCATCCATTGGAGAGTCATTTCATGCGTAGGTGCTTTACCTTCCTTTAAAAGTTCCATTTCTGTATGAAGATAAGCGTCTAACTCTAATTGCGCCTGTGCTCCATTTATACCGAGCTCAAAAAGATAAATATGATTACCCTCATCTATCCTACCCCCAGACGCTCTTGCAGATATAAGTGCCTGTTTTAAAGCCGTCATAATGTGATACTTTACTTCTTCTTTTTCGTATTCTTCTTCTGTAATCCCTTCTTTTTTTACGTGGGTCAAAAGATTGTTGTATTGGTTTATAAACGAGTTAATTTTTCTGACCGCTCCCCCCACTAACTCTTTAGAATGCTCCATAGCAACTTGCATTCTTTCTATTTTTAGTTCAAGCATCTGCCTTTCAAAGAAGTCCTCTGTTTCTTGTAGCTTTCTTTCCCAACGCTCAAGTTTTATTTTAACTTTTTTAGAATTAAAGTAGGCTTCTGTTAAAGCTGTTTTTGTATTTTCAATTTCAGCTAACGTAAACTTCATAGCTCTAATTGGAGTTAACGCAGTTACATCAACTGTGACTGCCATAAACTGAGAATGAGATTTGTGGAAATTACTAGAAGCGTCTCTAATCGCAGGGAGGTTCTCCGCAATGTTTGCAATCATTTGTTTGTACTCAGGCTTATCTTGCGGTAAGCACGGAGATATACTTTCTCTAGTAACCAAACTATAAGAATCTTTTTTGCTGTCCACTAAGTTAGAAACCATTTTATTCTTCATAATTTATTGGACTCCACCGCCATCATTTGAACACCCGCCTAGATAATATCTATCACCAACCAAATCACCAAAGTCGCTTGAGTTTCCTGTTGTGGATATAGTGACATACTGGATTACATTTTGGTCAGAATAACCACCTGAATATATACGACCGCCCGCAAATGTCACCCTAGTTGTGGAGCTACAAGCGGCCATACCCGAAGTGTTTGTGAGCAAATCGCCAAAATCTCCAGTGTACCCAGAAGTAGCAAAAGTGTTGTAAAATATAGCATTTGTGAAATTTAGAGCGTTGGTGCTACTCGGCTGATAAACCCCCCTAGTAGAGCTAGACCCTCCACAGTTATACCCCGCAAAACTGGTGTAGCAACTACCATAAGACGAGGAATTTCCTGTGGTGGCGGTAGTTATTCTTTGGAAGTCACTAAAACCTTGACCATCATAACCAGACTCTCCTCCCATATAAAGAATATGAGTTGGACTAGATATACATTCTCCGTATCTTCTACCCATACCATAACCGTGGTCGGCCAAATCACCAAAATCAGTGGCATTACCTGTTGAGGCAATAGTTACATAATCAATACGGCTTGTTGAGTAATAGTCAACGCCGCCTAGAAAACAAGCCCTAGTGGAGTTATTCCCTCCGCCTAATTGGAATCTTCCTACGGTTAAGTCGCCAAAATCCGACCAGTTTCCTGAAGAAGCTATGGTTCCGTAGTCTATGAAATTAGCGTAAGTAGCTCCCGACGCATTTCCCCCCGCAGCCAACCCCCGCGTAGTTGATGCGGCAGAAGTTAGGTCACTTATGGAGTTTACAATATCTCCGTAGTCAGTAGCATTACCTGTAGTGCTTATTGATATTTTGTTAATAGTGGCATGTTTTGAGCTTCCGGAATCTGTTCCCCCCATAAATAACCCGATAGGTGGCGCAGTGGGGGTTACAGAATTAGACGAACTGCTATACGAGCCGTACCCTGCGCTGTTTTGCGCCCGAACTTGGAAGGTGTAAGAGGTGCCGCCAGTCAACCCCGTTACAGTTATCGGAGTACCACCCGCCGTTGCTGTAATACTTCCCGGAGTTGAAATCGCTTGGTAGTTGATAATAGTTGCGCCGCCAGTCTGTGTTGGGAAAGAAAGATTGGTAAACGCAACACTTGCCTGTTCTTCTCCTGCTGTCGCTGTGCCTATAGTTGGAGCGTTCGGAACAATAGCAGCTACAGTAGAAGACGTGTTACTGTTAGCCGCTGTGCTACCAAATGGGTTAGTAGCGGTTACGACACAACGCACGGTAGCGCCAACGTCAGAAGAGGTAATAGTGTAACTACTGCTAGTTGCGCCTCCGATATTACTCCCGTTTCTTTGCCACTGATATGCATAAGTTGGAGTAGTGATACTCGTCCATGTACCAGTAGTGGTGCTAATGGCTTGGTTATAGACAGGGGTCGAATCACTTAAAGCGGGGGCAACAGTATTTACAGGAGCTTCCCCTCCCTTACCGCCTACCAGCATGAGCATTATGCCTGCCATAACTTTTTCCTATTAAGAAACTGATCCAGATACGACGCAGACAGTACCGCTAATAAACAATATGGTAGCGACACCTCTGGTCAATAAAGTCATACTCGACTTATCACTGTCAACACCCGCAATATAAGCTGTAGTGATGGAACAAGTAATAGTTACGTTTCCGGTGGTGTTGTTAAAAATGCTGATTGCATCACCTTCGGAAAAAGTCGCATCTGGTATAGTAATACTACCGCCAGAACCTACCTGAACGTATTTACCCACATCACCTGTAGCTAAGGTATAAGAGCCTGTCTTGGTTCCAACAGGGGACACATTGCTCGTACCGACCTCATTGGTCCCATCGGCAGTGCAGTTACTCAAATCACCTGCACTTGGAGTGCCAATATTAGGGGTAGTCAAACTTGGGCTGGTGCCAAAGACTAACGCACCTGAACCTGTCTCATCTGTAACGGCGGACGCTAAATTAGCTGAAGAAGGCGTACCTAAAAAAGTAGCCACGTTACTTCCTAAACCGCTTACTCCTGTGGATATAGGCAAACCAGTGGCATTGGTCAACGTGCCTGCGCTTGGTGTCCCTATATCTGGGGTAGTTAGCGTTGGGCTGGTCAACGTTTTATTTGTCAGAGTTTGAGTACCAGTAAGAGTCACCAAACTAGGATCTACTGGTATAGCTACAACTGCGGCAGATGCTCCAGCACCGTCTAAATAAACGAGCTTAGTTTCCCCTGTTCCAATTGTAACGTTTCCACCAGAACCTTGTGAAATATTGATCGACTGACTACCCGTAGTAGCATTTTCAATCCACATAACACGAGTATTTGTATTAGGGGCAATAGTCAAAGTACGAGTTGCAGTCAAAGTTGCACTAGAAGTGACTTTGAAATACATAGCTCGGGCAGGATCGGTTGCACCATCCGCAACCGTCGTGGTGGCATCTGCGTCTGTTGCAAAGCCATCTTGGGTAGCATAACCAAGAGCTTCACCTATCAACTCAAGGTTCGTGTTTGTACTTGTACCCCAAGTGCCGCTTTCATCACCTGTCGCGATTTCTTTGAGGCGTAAATTATTGACGTAAGTAGCCATTTGAGTTCTCCGTTAAATTAGAGGGACGCCTCGCCAGAAGCTGAAGGAACGCTCGTAGCGTATATCTTCATACTTTGCTTCAAGTTTAAGGTTTGTCCACAATCTGAGCAAGTGTCTGCTTCTAATTCGCTTTCATCTAAATCGTAACCGCAGTTAAGACAGTACACCTCAATTTCGTGTTTACATACTATGGTTGAATCATCAACCGTTATAGCTTCATTCAACTTTCTCACGCGGCGATCTCCTTCCAGACAGTAGATTGACTAGGTATAATCTTACTCCAAACCACAACATCTCCTATGATGCCTGTCGCAACCACTCCTATGGGATAAACCTTTGCTGAGCCTATTTGTGTTGTAGACCCAAGAGCAGTTGTGGCTTGCACCCCTGTGGGGAAAGCATTCGCACCTGCTTCAACAGTAGCAGTGCCTAATGCAGTGGTTCCTGATACCCCAGTAACATTTACGGTAGCATCAGCTTCTACTGAAGCTGTTCCTAACCCAGTGTTTCCTACTACACCAGTTGGGTAAACATAGGCTTCTGCAATGATTACATCACCGACAGCACCAGTAGCTGAGACGCCTGTCGGATGGACGCCTACACCTTCAGCGACATTGGCTGTGCCTAGCCCAGTAGTTCCAGATACACCTGTAGCCGCAACAATAGCGTCACCTGTTATTGTCGGACTTCCAAGCTCTCCTGTGGAAGCGTTGCCAATAACATTGATTTCACCACCAGCGTCTACAACCACGCTACCCAGAGTGAATGTTGCTTCTAATCCAGTGGGGAATATGCTTACTGCCTCTTGGACAGTTACTGAGCCTATCTGTCCAGAGGCTTGGAGTCCTAAAGAAGTACCCCAAGAACGCTGACCCCAAAAACCTCGACCCCATCCACCGAAACGAACAGTCTCGTTCCATACAGTGTAATTAGCTACGCCTGTAGCAGAAACACCAGAGACACTAACTGTCGTATCACCACCAACAGATTCTTCACCCAATGCCGATGTTCCAGCAACACCTGTCACAGAAACAGTAGCTACGCCTGTAACAGTTGGGCTTCCTAAACCTGTTGTTCCAGCAACACCTGTAGGACTGATGTTTGCTGGTGCTATTGTGGTTGTAGTTCCTAAAGAGGAAGTTAAACCAAAACCAGTAACAGAAACATCAGCGTTAGCCTGAACAGTTATAGAACCTAGGGACGTAGTCGCCTCTAGAGAAGAACTACCCTCTCCGTAAGCCTGATTACCCCATCCGTCTCTACCCCATCCTTGGAAGCTAACGGTTACATCAGTCATTGACTATTATGCAATCCTAATGATGGCGTTGCTAGAGTCAGCTGTTGGGAAAACAATAGTAAAGTCACCGGCGGTTGAGGTCTTATCAGCACCAAAATCTAACACGGCAACGGCTTTATCTGACTGGGTGCTATTATAAATCAAAGCACCACGAGCAGTGATCGTTGCTGTTGACCAAGTGGTGTCGTTAAAATCCAAAAACGCAGTGGTCCCAGAACTCGTCGGGGCTACGGTGGTCAACGTATTACCGCCGGCAGTATAACCGGTGCCACTTACTTCGTTAGTCGTAGAATACGCAGTAGTAGTCGCATCCAGTGTGGCTGAGCTAGTGAAAAGCGCAATTTCAAAAGTATCCGCAGTTGTTGCGCCACGCACCACTGTTGTTCCAAAAGCGTGAATACCATTAAGGAGTTCTACTTTGAAACTTGTACACATTGCTTGAGTTATCGCCATTATCTGACCCTCACAGTTTGCTAATAATACGAGCCATATCGCTATGACCCTGTTTGGCTAACATCGCACACAGGGTTGTCCTGTCTGATCTGATAGCTTCCTTCATGTAGAATAAGATCAACTCTCTGATCCGCTCCTTATACACCAAGGCTTGCGCCTTGACCATATCATCAGCTGTATCACTGATTTCAATAAGTTTGTCAAGAACTCGCTCCGTTATTTCCTCAGGAGTAAATCCTCTATTTTGCGTGGTATGCACCGCAACTTCTGAAAAAATGGAAGTAGCTTCAGCTCCGTTCATGATTGTGCAACTCTCCTAACAAGCCCTGTTCTGTACGCATCCGTTATTTCTTTAGCTTCGCCAAAGTTCTTGAGTGTAGCGATAGCCTCAGCAAATCTTTTTTCGTAGTTTGCCATTATGTCTGGCTCACCTTTCATATAAGTGTACGCTTCTATAAGAGAACCGTACAGCATCGCTATTTTAGCATTTTCACTGAGCCACGTTGTACCACTATCTGATCCACTAGTGAGGCTAACAGGGCGGTAAAAATAATGAAGCTCCACGTTAAGGTTACTAGCAGGAGTAGGGGCCAGAATAAAATACCCTGTATCAAAAAGTGCATAGTATCTAGGGTTTCCGGTTACCGTTGAATCAGGGTTGTATTCTTGGACATAGTTGACGTCTTTATAATCTAGGAAAACAACATCACCATCACTGTTTGTATAAGACAGAGAAAAAGGAGCTAAGAAATCACTAGGACAAACGAGATACTTGTCACTTGCTGTCGTATTGGCAGTGGCATTTCTACGGAAAAAAGTCAACTGAACGTTTTTAAGAATACGCTCTTCAGCGTTTTCAATAAACGTAGATAGGTTACTGACAAAACTAGCCTCAGTGTTCTGAGTGTAGTCTTGTATTGCCGTTTTAAGTTGTCCGTAAGTAAAACTCATGCTGACACCGTATTAACTTTATAGCCCATTCCACTATGCACAGAACAATATGTATAGAGCGTTGGCGCACCTATCGCTACATCAATTTGCGTGTACGCGCCTGCCGATCCTGGAGTTCCGTTATATGTAACACCTGTCGTGTATTCTACTCCACCGCCATGTGTGCCGTCTGGTGTTGTAGAAAAACGCAAAGGATGACCTGAATTAGTGCCATCGGATTGATCATACCGATATATCAAGCCTTCGGTTACATCTAGTCCTGCAGGTCCGGGTTGCGCTCCGTCTTGATAATAAACATTACCCCCTCCAGGATTGTATACCGTCATTGTATACGTTGCTTCAATCGGAATTACACTAACTGTTCCTATAACCGTACTTCCTGAAACCCCTGTAGGCTGGACAGTCACACCACCTGTCTCTTGCGCTTGGACGGTTACACTACCAACGACCCCAACACCTGTGACAGAGCCAAGGGTTTCATTTTCAACAGTGGGGATACCAACATAAACATTGTATGGCTCTGTCCGAGCAGGTCGTGGCTCATACAACGCTTGTGGGTCAACAGGGGTTGTGATCGGTTCAAGTTGTGGGTGCTTCGGCTCATAGCACTCTTGACAAACAATAAACCCTGTCCATTCTTTTTGCATAGACAAGTACGGGTATTGTTGTCCACACCTGTCACATATTGATACCGAATGAGTGCCTATTGCATAGCTCATCAGCACACCCTATAAAAGTTTCTGTTAGGAGTGGCTTTATAATTAGCTCTATCCCTATCTTCCGAAGCCGCCCTCAGGAATTCTTGTTCGTAAACTGCTTGCAAAAGCTGTGTTCTATCTGGCGCTCTTTTCATGCTCAGATAATATGCCAATCCTGCCGCCAAACAAGGGTAAAAGCGGAAAGGGACTTCTACTGTGTTTTGTTGTGTATCTGCGTCGTCGATACGAACCAAACGATCGTATACAAGGCTGTAGGCTTTGTCTGGGGTCGGCCAAACCTTTACCTGTGGGGCAATTTGCCTGTCTACATAAAACTGCGTAGGACGCGCCTGTGTGTTTTTAGAGGGTATGTTTAAAAACTGTTGCCTGCCTACGCGCTCGATAGTTATGTCTTGCTGGTCACTTTGCCCTGCGTTAGTTCTAACAACAGCAGACAATATGTCAATGGTGTCTGCTCCAAGGCTATAAGAAGCCGTCCCTTGAACTAAAGAAACCGTAGTTTCTTCAATAGTCCAACGATTCAGTCCACGGTTTGCCCAATCAGCAAAAAGTAGATTCAAAGAGCGTTTGGCGGACTTAAGGTCATAACCCGTTTTAGGCTCTAACCCGCACCGCTCAAATGCTTCTTCAATATACTCCGCTACATCAAGCTCAAAATCTTTAGAACCAGAGACAGCCATTTTATACTCTACCTTTAGCTACAAGGGCCGCTGACCATTCTGCCACTACTAGCACTGCCGCCATAACGCATTTTTTTGCGCTTAGAGTCACCGCCATAACCCATCTTTTTACGGGGAGACATCATTTCGCCCCCATCCTTCTTTTTCTTGCGACCAAAATCGTTTTTCATAGCGGCATATGCCTCCGAGCTAATAGTTGATTCACTTTTGGGTCTTGAAGTACCCGCCTTTTTCCTAGCATTGATGTTGTCGTAAAGACCACGCTTCTTTGCCATTGTAGATACCTGCTTAGTTTCTTGTGAACGAGTTATCGGCATTCATTATCCCGACACAAACCGTAATAAAGCATCAATATTGACAAAACCACCAAATACGATGCCGCCTACTAAAATCCATTTAGCTTGAAACACCGCTTTCTTGACATCTTTCATGTCCTGATGCAAAGAGTCCACGGTGCTCCTAATGTGCGATTGATTAGTGCGCAACTCGGTGATCTCAAGTTCAAGTTCATGCAGTGTTTTAGCCATCCCTGCCGCTACCATGCTTTACAAGACCAATAACGTGCACTGAACTTGTCTTTAGCGGTGGCGCAATTATGCCTAGCTCTAAAAGATTTACGACGTCCAGGTTGATCTTTTTTAATAGTCATATTAGGGTCACCGAAACGAACCAGTTTTACCTCACTGCCTTTTTTAGCCAAGACAGCGGATTTTTTAGGACCATTCGGTGTTCTTTTTGGCTTGTTATAGCCTGAAAAAGTTTCACCTCGATAAGTAAGTCTACCAGAGGGAGTCCTTTTAACGTTCTTCGTGGTTGCCATTACAACTCACTCCCGTTCTTAATATAAACGCCATCAATTGCGGCAGAAACAACTATATCAGCACCTGCTGAGTCACCTATACATCGATACTCAATGTCAGTTTTTTCTTCAAACTTCAAAGGAAAAGAATAATCGATTGTGGTCTGACTCTCTGCCTTAGCGAACCTGTCTTTAACCTGAAACACCTCACCAAAAGGCCGAGCAACAAGGGAGATCGTGGCATACTTGTTGTTCTGCGTAGTGGCTACAGTCACATCAGTCTGGTAGACGTACAGCGTGAATCCCGCCGGTACAGTCCACAAAGCCATCAAAGACTGCCCATCACCTGTCGCTACGGTGGCATATTTGTTTGCAGGAACGCCGGTTGTGACAGTTCCAGTGCCAGCATAGATAACCCCTGCGTTAGTGCCACCAGTTCCGGCAGTGCGAACAATCATACGATTGATACGCAAGAATGAATTGGTAGTATTGACAGCGGTTTGACCGTTAAGGGTGACGATCTCATTGATTTCGTTATAGTCAGCATCCAGCCCATATAGCTGAACAGTTCTAGCCCCCGTACCTGCTGATGTGTCGGCGGTGCTAGAGCTAGACACTTTAAGAACAGTCGCGACGGATAGGTAGGAATACAATCCTCCCTCCGCCCACACTGTTTCTAAAGAATCATCTACGTCCGAGTTAAAACCAAACTTATGCAGATCATAATGATAGGCAATTTGGCCCCTAGCGACCTGTAGCTCAAAAGGCTCTGAGGTCCCTACTCTACTTATTGACGATACTTCTCTAGCCATGCTTTTACCTAGCTATAAAAGATGGTCATTGCCGAAACATTTGTAGCAACACTAACGTAGATATCACTGCACCTTATGCCCTCGTCTGGTATATTCACCGAGTGAGAGTCACTGGCTAAGAAATCGATATCTAGTGCAGTTGCTCCGCCATTGCCGTCTGTAATTGTTAACCTACCCGCCCCCGCGCCAGTCAAAACTTGTATCTGGCGAACTCGAGCAGGACCGACCCCAGCCGATCCTGTCCCAGTGAGGCGTTTGGCTCTTACATCAGAACCAGCCATATCAACCCCCTAATTAAGAAAGGTTTCTATCTTGAAGATATAAGACAGTAACCGTGGCGGCTCCAGCAGTTGCGGCTGTGCCTGTCTGATTGTATGTGACTGTAACATCCACATCAGACGTACCAATATCCACTAAATTACCAATCTGGCTCACATCAGAACTAGCCAGCACTCTTGCTTGAGCTCCTGCCGCCAATGCGTCTGCATATTTGTCAGCAGTCGTGCCATCTCCAATATCAAGAGTGTTAGTTGTGCCAGCATCAAACGCGGTCGTAACATCGACTGCAATCTGGTAAATTTGGCTGTTAGCAGGGAGGGTTGCAACAACAGTGGTTGAACCGTTAGCACCAAAAACAACACTGCCACTCTGGGCCATCAAAACAAAACCAACATTGGCTTTATTTGTACCAACAGTGGTTCCAGTAGTGTCTTTGATTGTTCCGGCTTTGATAGGACCGGAGAAAGTGGTAGTACCCATGAAGAATCACCTCTTGCACAAGGATTCGCTCTACAGTAAGTGCAAAATCAGGGGGCATAGACCTGTCTGTAAAGCTGTTATGATGCCCTTCTGTCAAAACTATACGCAAAAAAAGAGGGGGACACAAGTGTCCCCCTCTGGTTTTTTCGTTTCAGAAGAAACGAGTGTTACGCGCCTTGCGAACCAAACACACAACGTGGGTCAGATACACCAAAGCTGTAACGCTCTCGAGCCTTATAGCGAACATTGCCTGTCTCAAAATCACCTTCCATAGAAGTTTTGATTGGAGAACGGACAAAGTGCTTAAAGCCGTTAGGCGAATCAGTCTTGATGAAGAAGCCGTCTGGGTCAGTGAGGAAGTGATTCACCACATAACCTTCTGGCAACATACCCATGTTTCTCAGGGCGTTGATATCGTTGTCTGCTGTGGACGGACGCAGATTAGAAGCCATCAAGCGTTCTGCAACAAATTGCAGTGCTGGTGGAATAATCAGCTTACGACCTTGCAGAGCGATCTTCAAGCCACGCTCGTCGATAAACGCCGCGATATCAATCAGAGATTGTTCTAGCGAAGTCTCGTTGAGGTCTGCTTGAGTAGCCAACGTGTTAGACAGGTTGCCGCCTCCTACAGTGGGGTGGTTAGTAGCACAAAGCTCTACGCCATCACCAATGGGGAAGTTGCTATCAAAGGCATTGTTAAGAACAGATGCGGCTTTGACCTGCTTAGTGTTCGCCATGCTTCGAGCCAGCGCACGAGTGTAGCGAGAGCTGAGTCGATCGTAAAGGTTATCCTCTACAGCCTCTTCAGTAATCGCAAACGCAAGCGCGATAGTTTCGTGAGTGTAACGAGCCGTAAATGATTCGTTAGCAGTATCATAAGCTACTGCCGCGCCTTCACCTTTAACAGGTGCTTGCCCGAATCCAGCCAACATTACTTCCTCTTCAAACGCACGATCAGAGGTTTCACTCTCGAAGATTTCGGCGTGTTCGTTATCGTAACGATCATACTCCAAACCGAACAGAGCGTTTAGTCCTGGCTCCAGTTCTTTTAGGAGTTGGGAACGAGTAATAGCCATTTCCTATTCTCCTTATACACCAGCACCAGTACCGTTAGCACCGTAACGATAGAAGTGATTGTTTAATTGAACGATAGCCAACCTTCCCGCAACTGTAGCATCATCATTGTCCGGAGTATCTTCGAACCCGATGATACGCATATTCAGCGTATTGGTGGTGTTGACAGTTGAGACAGCCAGTTCAGCACTTGACTTGCCGGTAGTAGCATTACCGGAAGCGGCGGTGCCGAAGTTAGCATTGCCATGGACGACACCATCTGCGGCGGCGGCATCACAATTGATCAAGAAAAGTTGATCAGGATGTGCGGCAACTAACGCAGTAGCTTCAGTATTCGCCTTGACGGAAGCAGTTCCGGGCCACTTATTTGCAAAAGTGGGAACTCCGTTCAAGTCTGTATACTGACATCCAATAAAAGCACCCAGCAAAGGTACAGTGCCGCCAGCGGCGGCTCCAACGATATCAATCATTCCATTAGCAAGGGGAATAACGGGGGAACCTTCGTAAATTGTACTGGAAGAACCCGCTACACTCGCTGTTTGGATTTTGAAAGACATAACACCGTTGGTGTTTGCACCTGCACCGAGCATTTTGTATGGGCGTAGCCCAAAAGCGGCATCTATATTTGCCATTGCTCAGATCCTCTTTTAGTCGGCAGACTTATTGCCGCCGAACGTTACACGAGATTGCCTATTGTTTTCAATAGGCATAGACGGATGTTGTTCCCTCATGAGATCATTGTCAACAGCCAGCATTTGATCCATTGTCGCTTGGCGATAATGGGAATTACGCTGTTGCCTTGTCTCTTCTGGGAACCTTGCGAGTACCAGACCACCAACACCAATCACTCCGGCGTGTTTGCCATCTTGAACGGTGGGGGCTTCAAATTCTGGATACTCATCAGCGCGAACTAATTCAAAGCCTTCGCGGAGGCGAGCAGATAGGTTCTTTTTATCGTCATAACCCATGACAGATTCACGGATCCAACGATGTACAAAACCTTCTGGTGCAGGGGGTGCGTCCAGTGTTGACGGGGGTCTCCAAGGCTGTGCTCTGGAGGTTTTTGCCCGAGTTTGGGCATTGCGTGGGCTTTTATCTGTCATAGATTCCTCACGAAGGTTGTTGCATACGGAGCAGTTGCTTCGCATACTGTTGTTCAGTTATACCAAGTTTTTTAGAAATTGCAACTTGAGACGGAGTTAGTTTGACTGTTTGTTTACCACGACCATTGCTAGATCTACTTGCTCCCGCGACCTGTGGCCCAGATTTTTTCTTGGCCGTAAACTTGTGGGGGAACTCATTACGCATACGTTTGTCTACTTCTGCGTAATATTCATCACTTGTAGGGTCGTATCCTTCTTGCTCTGTCAGCTGTTTATGTAAATACAACGCCGTCAAAGTCATCGGTTCATCTGCGCCAAACCATTCATTTTTCGCGGCCCATTCTTCTGCTTTAACATCAGGAGCTTGTGGGGCTTGTGGGGCTTGTGGGGCTTGTGAAGCCTGTGGAGCTTGTGGAGCTTGAGCACGACGAGCTTGCTCCGCTTTAACATACTCAAGGCGCTCACGTTGACCAGCTAATTGAGCTAATCGTTTATTTGCTTCAAACTGCGCGTCTGTGTCCCCAATATCAGCGGCTCTTTTGAGGGTTTGTTTTAACAACTGCTCCTCTGTATTCACCCTGTTTTCAAACTCAGTCACATAAGAAGCATCTAAAGAAGTTGTTCTTTGTTTTGCCTCATCAAGTTGTGTCTGTACAGACTTCGCATAATCTAAAGCGGCTTGTTCGCGCCGTTCTGCCTCACGCATTTTGGCAGTGAGTTTGCTGATCCGTTTTTTAACGCCATCACTATATTGTTCTAGCTCGTTTTCGGAAGTGGTCTCACCCTCAGGCTCTTTCTCTTCGGCAGGGGCTTCCTCTTGAGCGGATGGTTCTTCAACAGGAGTTTCCTCCTCTATTTCAACGGCAATTTCTTCCGCTTCGTTTTCTACTTCATTTTTTGCTTCGGGCATGGTTCCTCTCCATGTTATAGATGCAGGATGTCGTCAGGGCTTGAGATTTTAGCTAAAATTTCATCATCATTAAGCAATCTAACCTCACCGCCTTCAATCTTAAAGCGGCTACCCGCATATCGACCGAAAATGACCCAGTCGCCTTCTTTACACCACGGCTCTGTTTTGGGGCCAAATTTATCTAGGTCTTTATATGCAAGTGGGCCAACTTTGAGCACATAACCACAAACCGTAGCAACGCGCTCTTTTTCCTGAGTTTCCGACGTGAGCAAAATACCACCATCAGACTTTTTCTTGCCCTGATAAGGCAATAACAAGATCCTCCACCCTGTAGGTGTGGGTAATCTTTCAAGTGCTGTTTGTGGGATTTTACTGGGATCTAAAACAACTTCATCAGCATCCACATAAGCTTCTGATAGTAATCCGTTGTTTTGTTGTGTGGGGGGTTTTTGTGCCTTTTGTGCTCTTTCTTTAGCAATGTGCTCTGGTACTAACAGAGAATCAGTCATCGTCTTTTGATACCTTTTTCAGCAGGTCTTTTAGTTCCTGTTCAGTTGTTGCAAGCTCACCGAGTCTAGCTCTGAGTTCCTTGAATGCGACAAGATCCGCTACTGGTCCAAAACAAATAGCGTCTTTGACCAAATCTTGACGTTCGCGTACATTCTTAAGTATTTTTTCATAAATGTAAAGGTCTGACATTAAATATATTCACCTGTTCTAATCATTTGGGCTACCTCTGTTGCTCTAGCTCCCACCTGTTCTGCCCAACGGGAGTCTAGAAACTCTTCAGAAGCAGTTTCCCAATCTTGATTAGACATGGCAAATAGTGCTTTCTCAAACTTCATCAAGCGCGACAATCCTAAATTAAAAACTAGGTTGATCATTGCGTCTTTTCTAACTTCATCTAAACCTTCAAACCAATCAAAAGCTATAGTAAGTTCTACTATGCACCGCTCTATGTCATTTTTGAGTAAAAAATTTATTTCTTCATCACTCAACCCCAGACCACCGACTTCATCGATATTACGGCCCACACCGATAGTCACATAACCCGCACTGCAAGTGTATGCGTGTTTTTCTACGCCCTCATGTTTGCGTAAGAGCTGTATTATCTTTTCCATGTTTTAACTAAATCTTTCTAGGGGGTAAAGCCGTCGCAATACCTGATTGTTGCACATAAGGATTAGGGCTTTTGAAGGTGTTCTGCACATCCCCTGTTGTAGCTCTACCTACAGTGTTCATCAAATTGTTGAACTGGCGCTCAGGAGTTGGGGGCGGAGGATTTACTCCCACAAGTCCTGCATAAGGGTTTTTATTGTAGTCAGGGTCGTAAGTGTAGCCACCAGTAGGCACTTGCACTGTCTCTCCTGTTTCTGGGTTAGTGACTGAAGTTACCGCTTGGGTAACTATAGCTCCAGGAGGTGGGGGTTTTACCCAAGAAGGCAACATTGAGGAAGGCACAACGTTCGGGGATTGTTGCAACATTGAGGAAGGCACGACTGTATCTCGCGGCTGGGGAGCAACATCAGTACCACCTCCTATAAACTTGTTGTAATCAATGGCTTGATTGCCGCCTCCGTAAGTACCTAAACTAGTCAAAGGACCAATACCCAGTTGTTGTAACCCCGTAGTATCAATAATGAGGTTACCGTTTTGGTCAAAGTTCAGCTTATCGATATCTTCCGGCCTAAAGTTAGGGTTGTTGAGTATCATGTCAGCCGTGATGCCCGATGAACCCGTCCCACTAACAACAGGGGGGTTAGGAGTGGTCGTTGTCGTGTTGCCCCCAGTGGTTGTGGTGCTTCCACCAGCGGCTCCGGTGTTGTAATAAGGGTTGCCACCGAGAAACCCAGCTAGATCTAAAGTTTTAGCAGTAGTGGTTCCAGGATCGAAGTTTCTAGTTCCGTCTTCCCCCCTCTGAGCAACAGGCATCCTATTTCTCCTTATCCTGCGTATTACTTGCGCCAAAATAAAAACTTATAACAGCACTCACCGTTCCACCAAGGTAACCGAGGACAAGGCTAACGATCGTGTCACTATTTTGATCGGGCGGCATAAGGGTGACGAGGAAGATGTACCCCAAAAAGCCAGTAAGACTGAGTAAACCAATAGCACGGGCAGTCCAATCACCAGAAAAATGAGATCGGGCGTCCTGCTTATCTCTCGTTTCAAGCTCAAAGATGTCAACATCCATCTCCTTCATTTTAGCTTCAAATTTCAGCTCTGCTTCGCGTATACGAGCGATATCTTCCGGCCCTGCGGCACGAAAAGCCTTATCTATGGCAGTAGGAGTAGGATCACAGCCCAGCACTTCACCAATAATTTTGCCAGCGGCCCCACCTATAGGACCACCCAAAGCGGCCCCTAGTGTAGGCGCAATCGCACCCACAACATTTTTGATTTTACCAAAACTCATTACAGAACCGCCAAGGCTACAACTAGACCAACTGTGACCAACGTCGCCACACCAATCCTTTCAACAGTGCTTTTTTGCATCCAATCCCATACTGGTTGGCCTACCTTGGCTAACGCTTTATTCACGATATTTTGCATTTAGGGTTTCCTCGCATTTCACCGCCATGCCTTTTCTTTGACCGTTTAGCTACGTCCAAAGCAATCGCCACAGCCTGCTTCTGGGGTTTGCCAGCCGCCATTTCCGTACGGATGTTTTGGCTGATTGTTTTCCTGCTAGATCCTTTTTTCAAAGGCACTAAAAAACACCTCTGAACTTAGTTCCTCGCAACGCCGCGCCACCCCCACGACAAATATCACCGTTGGTAGCACGATCGCTAGTAGCGTCTAAGGTAGCGTTCACCATGCCACCGTCTTTCATACGCAACATTTCACCACCGCCCATCTTCTTGTCGCGTTTTTGTTTGGTCGCGGACTTCATAGACTCAGAAGTATTGCCGTCATTATCCATATCTAAAAAATCAGGTTTTGCATTGCCGCCATTTTTCATCGCTTTCCTTCCTTTAACAGAACCGCCTTTAGTTTTTCTAGTGTTTTCCATTAACCCCCTCTCCTCTGTGCCGCTTGCTGTTGCATTCTCAACATAGCTATCTCCTCACTGGATTGTATACGCTCCCTACCCAGCGCAATATTTTCCGCCTGTCTTTGTTGGTCAAAAGCCAGTTTCTGCTGATCAAGCTGTTGGTCAGCTTGTTGGTCTTGCGCCCTCAACTGTATCTCTTGTTGTTTAATAGCTACCAACGGGTCTTCTTCTGACTGCGGCGGGTTTTGTTGCTGGAACTGCTGGATAAGCTGTTGCTGGATTTGAGCAATCATAGCCTCATGCTGTTCCGGCGGTGCTTGTTGTGACTGCGGGTCTTGCGCCATCTGTTGGTCATGCAACACACGAGCTTGCATACCTAAATGCTCATAAATGTGTTTTTCTAGCGTAAGCAAAACCGCTGGTTGCATCTGAGCCACACGACTGTTCATATAAGCTAAATGCACAGCTATATGTGCTTGATGGTCTTGCTCTGGGAAAGCCTGTAGCTTACCTTGCCCAGCCGCCGCAGAACTCGCTTCTTGGTTTTCCGTAGCGGGGTCTATTGGTCTTTGCTCAGGTTCTGGTTTGAGTATCTGCTCAATGTTTTGAACACCCAACGCAGTATAGACCCTGCTGTAGGCTTCATGTAGATTGTGGATTTCTGGCGCGGCCTGTGCTAACTTCAACTGCTCCTGCGCCAAAACCACCCGTTGTGACATACTAAAAATATTCGGGTCACTTACAGGTAAAATATCTACACGGGCATCAAAGTCTTGCGACTTGATCATCGCGTCAACCCCAACGTTATACGGGTAAGGCTGGGGGTCTTCTGCAAACAACCTGCCAAGCATCTTTAATTCTTGCTTCAAGCTGTTGTGCATCCGCTTATGCACAGCACTCACAATACGAGCACCGCGCTCAAGCAACGCAATGGTGGTTCCTACCGGCATTTCCTTGTTGCCATCGGCTATACCTATATCGGTATTGCCAATAAACCGCTGGGCAGACTCAACAACAAAACCCATCAGCTGGAAAAGCGTAGCACTTGGCTCTTTGTACGGTAGGGGGATAAGACTAGCTTTTAGATCACCTCCTGGAACGTCAACATCTCTGAACTCTCCGGGCTGTAACGGGTTATCGTCGTCCGCAATCCGCAAACCTCTAGCCTTAAAACCACTAGGCATATTGGCTAACGTCCCAGCATCTATCAATTGACGCAAATTACTCGTCGCAGTACGCGACAAATTGCCTAATAAATGAATTAACCCAAAACCGTAAAAACCGAGTCCTGGAGTGAATTTATACTGAACAAAATGGTCTATTTTGTCCTTTCTTGGGTCCTCTGGGGAGTAATTTCGGCGAATGCTGACTACATCGCTACTGTCTTTGCACAAAGTAACGATATACGGCAGTTTTATACCCGATTCCTCACCATCTGGCATCAAATCTGGGTACTCTGGAAGGTCCAAATAGCAATGGCACTCGTAAAACGTCAGCTGTTCGTTTGTGCCTGTGGGCTGTATGCCCTCTAAACGGTCATATTCTTCGGTAATTTCGTCCGATTCGCCAGAACCAGCCTTTACCTCAACCTCCGCATAGACTCCAGCTACCTGTAACTTCCTAAACTCGTTCTCGCTGAGCTTAAAAACGTGCGTTATGCGCTCCGCAGTGGCTACATCAGTAGCACTGTACGGTACAATCACGTCTTCTGCGGGGATAAAACGGCTGACAGGCCGTCCCAAGGAGTCATCTAGGTATATTTTCTTAAAAGCACTGCCAGCCAAACCTAAAAAGTAAAGCATTTGGTCAAATTCTGGCTCGTATTCCTCCATCTCATACATGATCTGGTAGTTCATGTAATCTTGAACACGTCTAGCCTGTGCCTCTACCTCTGGATTAGGCAAACCAACAATGCTTGCTTTAACAGGACCAGTGCTGGGAAGCATCTCTTTGTATGCCCCAGCCTGAAATTGAGTAACCGCCTCGTTAAGTATGGGGTGGGTAACACCCGTTGCACCATCAAAAGGCTGAGTACGGTCTTCGTAACGCAAACCT